CCTCTTTAAGTGTCCTTGATTAATCAGCCTGTAAATAATCTTTCGTGCGCGGTCCTCACTAATGCCGATTAAATCGCCCAGGTGTTCATTCGTGGCAAAGCATTGCAAATTATTTGCCTCAAAACTGGCTACCTCAGATAGCAACACGCGATCCATGACAGCAATGTCTAGCTGCCATATCTCTAGCGGTATCCAAATGCCCGTGCGCTTACCTTGGCCGCCCTTCATGTATCTGTTCCATTGTTTTGGCAACCGCATCGAACAGCTCCAAAGGCTCTACATCCTGCTTCTGCACTATCCATGTGCTGTGCTTCAGTATGCCAGTAGGGTTTACAGCCATCCAGTTCTTAATCGTTCGCAAGCTCACACCTAGGTCGTCAGCTGCGTGCTGATCACTTTCCCACAGTTGCCGAATAAACTGGCGCAGGTTGATTGTATTCTGTTCTTGTTTCATATTTAATGCCTTTACTGTTCAAGTCCTCCATGTACTTCTGTGCGCTGCTGAAATTGTCAAACTTGACGCTGCTGTTATAGCCTAGCACAATGATGCAGTATTGCAAGCGCTCAAAATCCGAAATCTTGCCCATTTTTTGCAGGTTGTTGGGTTGGTGCTGGCTGCGCTGCGCCTTCAATAATTTCGTACTTCCAAGGCACTAAGCTTAGAAATACGCGCGGTTCTTGCGTTTCATCCTTTTGCCATTCCTTGCCGCGCACGTTGCAGCGTGCTTTAATTGTCTTGCCTACTTCTAACGCCATGACTTCGTCCACGTCGTCTTTCAGAAACTCCAGCGGCACGATTTGCGGATATTTGCCATCTTGAACTGTTACGTGGATCGTGCATTTACGAAAGCCGCTTTCGAATTCCATCGGTTTACATACCCGCGTTATTACTCCTTCAATTATCAATTCCATGTTTTTTATATGATTTAGTGAATTCTGTTTGTGAGCAGTTGGGCAAATCGATTGCACGCAACTGGTTTAATTTTAACCGCTCGAATATTTCACGCCAGCGATTCGGCGTTGGGTTAGTGTCTATTATTTCGTCCTCTAGGCCGTCATCGTCGTCTTTCATTGTGGACGTGCTGAGCAGCAGTAAAGCGTAATCTTTTACGTCTTCCACGTGTGCGGCTTGGTCGGCCTCTACGCTATCGAAAAACTCTTCAAGGTTCATAATCTTTTATGCTTTGAAATATCCTGTAAACCACTTGCGGAACTATGGCGTTTCCGTATCCTTTGATTGATTCTCTTCTCCACTTTGAAAAGGTAATGCCGTCCAGTTCTTTGGGAAGCCCATCATCTCCTCCACAAACAGGGGGGACAGTTGGGAAGTTTTCCCAGTCATTGTTCTCGCTCTTTTGGTCAAGCTGTCCTGATTCTCTTTGCCTGTTATCTTGTCGTGCTCTTGCGCTATCGGTGTCGGGAGCATTCCGCTTTTTGCTAAGTCGTGCAGCTGCGCTGAAAATTCCGTTCCCCCTTTGTTCTGCCTCTTGCCTTTCTCGTTCACTTGGACTGCACCTCCCGTTACGTTCTTCGTTGTCGGTGTTGGTAGCATTTTTCCGTACAGTATCTGAGACATCAAACTGTTGTACTTGGTTCCGTTCTTGTATCCCTTTGCTTCCGCTCTTGCTCTCATGTCGTCGGGGTGTTCGCTCCTCTCGCTTGTGGTCGGAGTGAGCAACAATCCAAACTCTGTCGCGTCTGTGGGGAGCGTTGACGGCACAAGCTGGAACAATAAACGATTGAACGGAGTACCCGAGAGCTTCCAAGTCAGAGCAACACGTTTCGAAAACCAATCCGTCCGACCAACTAACAAGCCCGCGAACGTTCTCGCCCACGACCCAACGGGGTTGACACTCTCGGATAACTCTAAGCATCTCTGGCCACAGGTGGCGTTCGTCTTCTGATCCCTTTCGTTTTCCTGCGACGCTGAAAGGTTGACATGGGAATCCTCCGCTAAGGATGTCAATTCGTCCATTATAGTCAGTTGCGTCAAAGTCTTTAATGTCTTCATATTGTTTTGCATTTGGAAAGTGATGCTTGAGGACTTTACGAGGGAATTCTTCCCACTCGCAATTGAACAGGTTTGTGAAGCCTGTCCATTCCGCTGCAAGGTCAAAGCCTCCAATTCCTGAGAATAAACTGCCGTGCGTCATTCGTCTATTTCGTCTTCGCCGTAAACGCCAGCAGTGTAGAAGCCTGCAAGCTTCAAAATAGCACGCGATAAGGCGCGTTTTTCAGCCATTGCAATCGGGTACGCATTGCGGTTATTTGATTTGCTCGCCTCGCCATACGTTTCTACCTTGCCTATTTGGCATTTTGCGTACGCTTTAATGCAGTATTTTCCATCTTTGGGGTCTGAGTATTCGGGCACGGTAGAAAATCGAACCTCGGCCTTTATTTTAGCCTGTAAATGTTCGACGCCTCGCCGCGTCATAATGACAAAGCCGCGTGGGTCTTTGTGGAAGTGATCTGGATGCATTTCGTACTTCTCAGCCAGCGCCCTTAGTTCATCGTTATTGTTCATCGTTCACGGTTTTGCTTTAGGTGCATTTTCATTTTGTCAATCAGGCGTAGGAACTCGCGTTCTTCGGCTAGGTCTTGCTGCCATTGATTAAATGACTGCGGGGCTGTTACTTGTACGCTTGAGCGCACGCAAATAGGTCTTTTCATTGGTCTAGGGTTTGATCCTGTTGTTTGTCGTGTTGTTCGTCGGCCTCTTCGTAGTAGTCGCGGCCATCGTCTTCGTCGTCTGCTGGGTAGTCGTATCCTTCGCGCCACATGGTAAAAAAATAAAGCCCCGAAGGGCATTTTTATTCAGCGTACTCTTTGAGCGTTCCTTTATTCTTGCTTTTCATATAGTCTTCACCAAATGCGAGTATGAACAACTCCCCCTTTTCTGTTTTAGTGATTGTCTTGTTTTGAAGCTTTTGCGAAAGGTATAAGTAACGTTTCATGGTTTTTTTTGTTCGTTTGTTTGGCTAAGATATGCAACTTTCTGCATCTATGCAACTTTCTGCATCTTTTTTATTGGGCATGAAAAAGGCCGCACCGTTGTGCAGCCCCAATCATTAACCTATAATCTAACTGAGTAACCAAACCCAGGTCAAAGGTACTTATTTCTTTTTACTTGCTACGCGCTTTTTCCTGCGATCAGATACAATAGCGTTGATAAGCACGTCAAGCCATCCAAATACTTTATTGTCTGCCTCGGTTGGTGTGAGGTTTACAATGACCTTTACGAATGCCATAAGCGCCAAAATAATCTCGGCCCAATAAGTCTGTATTAGTTCTCCCATGATAAAAATTTAGTGCAAGGTATTAAAGAGGCATCAAACAATTAATAGCCGTGTGCCCACCAATTACCACGCCGCATCCAATCGCCTGCTTTTTGTAGTGCTTGGCATATGCAGCCGCATAACTATCGCGGTCAATTCCACAACCTACCTGCATTCCGAATATTTTGCTACGGTTTCCAACTAGCCACTCAACATAGGCCTGAGTATGTATATGGCCCTGTACCGTGCTTTGCATATCGTTCTTTGCCTTCGTCCGTGCAGTGCCGCCTTCGCCGTGACAGAATTGCACGCCGTCATATTCGATGCGCTCCACCCAATTCCATGACGTGCTGAGCACTTCGTTATAGTCTTTGATCCATTCCCTTGGTACGGATGAGCTAAACGCCTTTCGCATTATCAGCCTGTCATGGTTACCAATGGTTACATCTGCAATTGGGAAGGCCTGCGCCCATTTATCAACGTGCTTAATGGCTTCTTGCAGTTCATAGCCCCCACTCATTCCGTTGCTATCTGTTTCATGGTATGAGGCATAATGATTGTCCAGAATGTCGCCAATATAAATAACCTGATTGCACGCGAATCTATCGTAGGTGTCAAGGCAAAACTCAAAATAGCCGTCAAGCTCAAAAGGACAATGCAAATCACCAATAACTAAAATACGCCGCTCCTTTGTTCTTAAGTAGTCCAGCGCTCTTTTCTGCTGGGCATTAATTCGTGGACGGATCGTGTTAATCATATAGCCAAATTACATCCTCGTCATGACTTGCATCATAACTGTTATCTACGTGTATGAACGTCTTGGCTATGCCTATGCGGTTAAAACCAACCTCAAGCAATGCGCCAACTATATAGCACCGCGCCCGTGAATCCGTGCAGTGTATATCAGCAGCACAACCAGCAAGGTGTGCACTGTTATGCTTTCCGCCTACCTTTTTATTGAATTCTTTCGTTCTGTAACCGCTGTTGATCCTAAACGACACACCGCTTAAATGCCTTGCGCGGTCTAACATCTGCAAAAAGTCTTGATCCATCATGTGTTCGCCGCTGCCAATAGCATCAGGGCTGTCAAACTCATGATAGTTGAAATACCTCATTTCTGCAATTTAGCAATCATTAATTCAATCTTATGCACGGCGGCTAACAATTCTTTCATGTCGCTCTTTATCTCGTTGCTGTCAATCTCTAGCTGTATGACGCGACTCTTTAGCCTTGCCACTGTGCTGTTTAGGTTAACCCATACACCAACTAAGCCAGCCACTACTGGTAATACCGCCGCTAAAATTTCCCATTCCATCACTTCTCTTTTTTCTGTATTATGTACCAGTTGCTTGCATGGCACAAGATACTAACGCCGTCATAATCCCTATCTAATGTGTAACTGCTTGCGCCGTCGATAGTTACACCTGAGTCTGAAACGTTAGGTGCAATGATTATAATTTTGTTTGCGGCTATACTGCTGTCTGTTTGAAATCGCAAGATGCGGCCTTCGTTACCTGACACAACGGGCAATTGAATTCTACCTGTACCATTCGGCCCTGTCCACGTGTTGAATATCATTTGATCAGTAGCCGTTACGTCATTAGTAACAGTGTCACGATGCGTTATGCTGCGAATCGGCTGTTGCAAAAACCTTTGTAACATATTAGGTGGCAAATCGCCGTCAGTAGGAACAAACGCATTGCGTATGTCGTATATTGGTTCTGTTTCGTCAACTGGTGTGTGATCATCAAATACCTGGCCGTCCAGTACAGTTACATTTGTGTCGCTGCTAGTCAAGAAAAACGCTTCGTATTCGCTTTGTACAGCGTCTGCACTATACGATGTTTCAAACGGTAGAAAATCACGCGACCCAAAGAGCATTGTATTTAAGGGACTAACAAAGCTTTTGTAAACTGTACCGCGCCGCACTCTTGTGCTAAAGTTTTGCCCTGCCAATACCTCTTTGACGCCAAGCTTATGGATTGCAAAGGTTGCACTACTATTCGCAAAGCTTGCAAAACTATCAATAGGTTGGCTTGGTGAACTGTTGTTCTCGTAAATGTTCCTGACGTCATTAAATTGACTTGACCCTATTACAACCTCGTCCTGAATTAGTGATTCCTGATTGGCATCTGATGTGTTAGCTTCATATACAACCCTGTCGCCATTAGTCAAACCACCGTTTAAAACTTGCACTGTAAAATTGTCCAGCTTGCCGTCTGCATTTGTGCCCGTTACGTCCGTAATAACGTTACCATCTACGTCGTAACCCTCAACGTTTACCGTCATCAGTGCGCCAGTCTGTGCGCTTGTTATTGGCAGCAAGTCAATTATAACAGGTTGATTGTATAGTGCAAGGCTCGCATAGCTTTGCGGTGTGAACGTTAGATTGTAAAATAATCCATTGTTCTTATTTAAGTACGAAGGCAATGGAGTGACAGCGAAGTAAAAATATCCAGCACTTGATGACCACGCTGGTGCGCTAAAATTCATTTGGTCAACGCTGTAAGTCGCTCCAGCATTGCCAAACGTCATTGTTGTTGGGCCAAAGGTCACAGCGTTATTATAGTACAAACTACCGACCTTAATCTGCAACTTTAGGACTAACCTTGCGTGCTGATCTGCGCCTGTACTTGACCCATCGCCGTCAAAACTGTGAGTGTATCTAAACTGAAACCTAAAGAGCGTGCCATTATCATAAGCTAAATTGTTGTCGGTGATATTTGTACCTAATGCTGTCTGCTGGCCTGAGGCATTTAGGAATTGCGTTTCAGGGCCAATCAAAGGAACGTTGGCATCTGTTCGCCAAGTACGTTGCACCATGTTTAAAGGTGGCAAAAAGCTAGTAGTGCCGCCGCGTAGCTTGACAATATCGCTGCCTGTTGTAAGCCGAGTATTTACCGCGCTCGTTGATCCGCTAACCGTGCCCGCCTTTGTTACCGTATGCACGTTAATAGTCACATTGTTTTTGACTGCACCAACTGGAACAAACCAGAAATAACCCTCAGCAAAAAAGACGCGCGCGTTAAACGTTGTGGCTATATCTGTCAAGACATCATAGGCTGTCATGTACTTAACAAAACCAGCCTCGTCAACGTTGTAAAAAGCCGCATGATTTACTTCTAACTCTGTCAATGCGTTTGCGCTGCTAAATGTCGTAGGCTTGAAGTCATTTGCATACTTTAGGAATACATCTGTATTGCCATAGACGTGTAATGCGCGTGTCTTATTTAACGCTTTTACTAAATGCGCTGCAATAGTTTCACGTCCAGTGTATGCGCTGCCAGCATTATTATACAGCACGTTCTTTAGATCACCTAACTCATCAACCGCATTCATTGTGTTCTGAATAGGGTAAGCCTCATCTTGCAGCTCTACCTGTTCATGCAACAGCACGCCTGTCCAAAACAAAGTGTTAGCGCCGTCAGGGTCTTTGTAAATGCTCACCTTAAAGTCAGCATCTTCACTAGTGGCTAAGGCCGTAAGCATAGCCGTATGTTCGGAAACCGTTTCCGTCAAAGTAAATGTAACCTCGCTGCCTATGATTGGCTGCATTCGGGTTTCATTGTCACCGCTGTAACGCAATACAAAGCCATCTGATCCAAGGTTAAACTCGGTAGCGCTGCCGCCGTATCCGCTTTCGTAGATGTTTAGTTTATAGTCCGTGCCAAGCTGGTCTGTAAACTCAGCAAATAATCTGATTGGGTCTGCCATGTTAGAATCCTCTTACTCGGTTACGGTCTATTGCATTGCGCTCACTTGTTAGCAGTATGTCACGGCCTGAAATTTTGCCTGTGACTTGTACGCTTGCGCCTCCCATCATGCCCTGCAATTTACTCAATGGTGCAATTACCTCAGGGTCAACGCTTGCGTTTTGGTTATCTCCTACCATTGCCATCGTAGGGCCAAAAGCCAAGCCACCCTGTGCAAGTGCTGGCGGCGTCGAACCCATACGTTGACTTAATCCTTTAATGACTGCACCCGCTGCAACCAATGCAACACCAGCCGCCACAGCTGCCAGTGGGTTTGTTGTAAGGGATACAAAGAAAGTGCTGGCCGCTATACCTGCGGCTATAAACTGCTGTCCTAAATCAATGAGCAAGCTAGCCAATCCAAGAACCGCCTGTGAAAATATATCGCTCATCTGAACCGTGCCCGCAATCAGTCCACCAATCGCCATGCCTATACCTGCAAAAGCACCCTCGACTGCTGGCCCCATATCCACCATCATACTCAACTCCTTGCGGCCTGCCTTTAGGTTTTCCGCTAAGTCGCTGACGGCTGTGCTGCTTTGGGTTACTAGCTGCGGACTTGGCCCTACTGCGCCACCTTTCGCGGCTAGTGGCTGCAAGCCTGTATCTGCTGCACCTGCACCGCCTCCGCTAATTGCTGACGGTATTAAATTAGTCAAGCCGCCCAATGTGCTTAACGCGTTGGCTACGCTTTCTTTTGTAACTAACTCCAGCGGCTCACGCTCTAGCTCCGTGTTGACTGCGGTTGACCAGTCCTCAGCTGCCTTTGTACCAAACTCGGCCATCCGATCCGCCGCGTTGGTGAATGCGTTGCTAATTAATTCGGGTATTGCACTAAAGTCGCCGCGCATTACTGCGCCTATGATCGTACCCAAATCCTTGAATGCGCTTATAACACTGTCAACCGCAAACAGGAAGAAATCAAACACCACCTGCACCGTGCCCTTTATGCCGCCAATGATGCCACGCAAAAGGCTGGACTCATTGTATAGCGTTATAAAGTAATTGATAACGTCGGTAATGTATGGCGCTATCTCATCGGCAAAGGTTACAATCGCAATGCCTAAACCGACCACGGCGGCAATGATTAAACCAATAGGCGAGAGTAAAGCCATGAAGCCCTGTATAATGCTCGGCAGTATGACTAGCAACGGGCCAAGTGCCGCCGCAATTCCTGCACCGATAACCATAAACCTCTTAACCTGCGGGCTGAGGTTTTGAAATGCGGCCAGCATATTCTTCAGACCGTCAATAACAGGCGGCAAAAACTCCATTATAATTTTACCAAACTCTTCCTGCAAGTCACCAAAGGAATTAGCCAACTGCTTGAGTCCACCCGTGCCTGCCTTTGCTGCTGCCTCTGCACTACCTCCGTATTGCTTTTCTAGCTCGTCCAGTATTACGGTCTGCGCCTCGGCTAGTCTGCCGCTCTCGGTCAGGCTTTTAATAACCTGCTTTTGGTCTTCGCTAAACTGTATACCCGAACGGCTTAACGCGCTCAGGTTTGCAATCGGATCATTTAATGCCTTGCCCAATTGGATGGATGCACTTTTTAGGTCGCCATCTAATCGCGTGGCAAGGTCCAAAGCAACCGACTGCGTGCGTGTAAACTGATCGCCTGCAATGTTGGTAAACGTCAGCAGCTGCGAAGTTGCATCCTTTAGTATTTCCTCATCACCGAATATGGTTTTGGTTTGCAAGTCACTTGCCATCTGCTGCAACTGCTTAGAAGTAAAGCCAACTGTGTTGCCTGTTGATTTCAAACCAGCCTCGACCTGGGCAATTGCTTTAGCCTGCTGGTCGAATGCTTTTACCGCTGTAAAGCCAAGCGCCGCAATCGGTGCGGTCAAGCCCATAGTCATTGACTTGCCTAAACGCTTCGTGCTTTTACCGAAGTTCTGCATCTTGCGCATGGAAGACCCAAGCGCTTTATCAAATTGACGGGTCTGCGCCCCAATCGTTACAATTAAATCATTCAGCTTTGCCATTCGTCGCGTGCTTTAATTCTTGCAATCAATTCTTCATGTGTCAAGTTAAGCGCATTTTGCTTTGGCTTCTCCCATGGGAATTGCATTAAATCCTTTGGCCGCAATTTACGGCCTTTCTTTAAGTGCGGTTGCATGATCATAGAACCAAGCCACCGCGTGCGCTCCCACTGCATACGCTCCCGCATTTCTTCCTGTTCTCTGTTCGCGTCTAGTGCAAGGCTTATCTCGCCAAAGGTCATAGACCAAAACGCAGAAGGGGACAGGCGCAAAATGCCCATCCCCATCTTAATAACATCGGCCCAGCCTATATCTTGGTCAGTGCCGTCTATGCTTTTTTTTCGCTGTTGTATTCACCGAGTACGTCAAAGCATTGTGTGACGTGTGCCAAGGTGATCAAGTCCTCAAAATCTGCCAACTCTATATCAAAGTCGATGCCTTCAAAGTCACAACCGCATTCAACGCCGACGAAGCAAAGGAATGCACAGGCATCCGCTGAGAGCTTTGACGGATCGGATAAGCTGAACACATTTACTTTTGATCTGCGTTCAAACTTTTTTAGCGCCTTCATAGAATAGCGCACTGGGTACTCCGTGCCGTTAAGTTCTATCATGCAACAGTTTCATCAATTGTACCAGTCAACTCAAATGTAGCTGAATAGCTTGCTGTATCTTCTGTGCCGCCTGACTGCTCAAGGCTAGTAATGTATGCATTAGCACCGAAGCTAGCTTCTCCAGTTCCCAGTGTTGCCTTGCTAAACTTCAAAGTCAATTCTGTTCGACCTTCCCAAGCTGCGTATAGGTCAATAAAGTCTTTGTTAGCAGCGTCAACGTAATCAATCAAACCGCTGACGCTGATGCTGCCGCTTCGCACGCCTGGCAAAAGCTCACGGAAAGCCGAGCTGTCTTTAGTTGTTATGTCAATAGTCTCAGCGTTCAAGGTCAATGACACGTCTGTTGCTGCTGCAATGAGTGTTGTGCCAATGTACACGCCTAAATCTGTGCCGTTAAATATCGCCATCTTGGTCTTGTTCTTTTAATTCAATATCGTTTTCCGCTGCAATATAACCTTTTGCAGCAAGCTCCTTTGCAAATAATGGATGCACGCTAGGTTGATCCCCTTTTTTCCAGGTGTTGCCTTCTAGCTTGCACGCCTTTAACAATGTTACTTTCATAGGTGCAAGTTAATCAATAATCGTTTAAGGCATCAAACTTTGAATTGCTGCAATATCCTCTTCTGTTAATCCGTCCGCGTCGTGGCTTAATTGCATCCCAACAAATACCGCTTCGCAGTATATGCCTAGCACGTGATTAATAAAAAGCTCTGCGCCTGTGACCGCAACAACCGCTGTAATTTGTTCTTGAGTGTATTGCATTAGATTATGTTCATGTCTGAGTTTGTCAGGTCAATCTGTAAAGTGTCATTGATTACTGTGTAATTTGTGCCGTCCGTGCTTCCGCTGATGGTGACGTATCGAATACTTGAACCGCTATAAAACCGAATGGTGCCGCTCGTCATTGTATAGCTTGCGCCCATGTCGATAATCAAATAATTGTTTGCGGTTGAGGTTGTAAGTGACCACCACCACGTTGAGGTTGACGAGTCAAAAGCCTTGTAAGGTGAATAACTACTGAACGTATGACCCGCACTTGCCACAAAAGGACTTGGTGCGTTGTCGGCTGTCATGTCGCTTGGGTAATCTGTGCCGCTGCTTGTATATCTCCAGTCCCTTATCCCCATGTGTAAGCTGCTGGCGTTGCCTGATGAATCAACTCCAACGCATTTGAAATATCGAAAAGTTGCCGTCAGCTTGTCATAAGTGCCTGTGACCTCTGCGGATTGTACGAAATCGCCAAACTCCTGCACCCGAACTTTTAAGGTTCTTGTAGATGTGCTGGCGTTTGTATCCGTCCACGTTAAAACGCCATTGCTGTCAGTTATATTCGCGTTGCTTACAATTTCCGTCGCTCCAATAAACACAGAAGCGTTGACGGTTGGTTGCGTATATGAAGCGTAGTTAGTAATGGTTACGGTTTGACCACTTCCATAAATATCGGACATCGTGCTAAGAGTCGGACTGGTTGTGGCTGTGCCGCCTCCGCCTTGTGTGGTAAAAAACCCGTCAACGTTATCTATGTCCGCTGTTGGGACTCCTGAGATTTCTGCCATGATTAACTAATTTGAACCCAATCTTTCGAAGGGTCGAAGTAAACTGCGTATGCTGAACCAATCGCGCCAATATAGTAACCGACAACTCGTGAATATTCGTCTGCTGTTGTTGGTGCTGTCGCGCTGAATGTACCCGATGCGCCAAGCCAAAGAGGTGCGCCCGCTGCCGATCCGCTAATTGCAGCACCTGCGTCAACCATCCCTTGCAAAACAACCTCATTACTTCCTGTGTGAAATCCAATAAGTTTTTTGGAATTCGCGTTATCTCTTGCGGCTAATGCATCACCCATCACATCAACAATCTTGTCATCTGCAACGGATATTGTCGCAGTCATCAATATATTTTGCCCCGTGTTAAGCGCGTTTGTTGCGTAGTTCGTAGTAATGTCATCAAGCTTGGTTTTGTCTGCACTACTCATTGAACCCGCTGCGCTTGTTGTCGCTGCTGTTATCGCAATGTCTGGAGTATTGCCCCCGCTGCTTGTGATCGGTGCCGTTCCTGTCACCGCTGTTATTCCACCGCCGCCGCCTCCGCTGCTCGCAATTGTAATTGTATCGCTGCCGTTGTCAGATATAGTTACGTTTGCACCTGCCGCAATTGTCAAGCCGCCCGTTAAGGTATTCACAGCCGTGACACCTCCCGCGCTTCCGTTTGCTGCCGCTGTAATCCTTCCCTGCGCGTCTACGGTTATATCAGCGTTCGTGTATGCCGCTGCTGTTACAGCTGTGTCTGCTAGAGCAATTGTACCGCTTCCCGTAATTGTACCGCCGCTTAAGCCTGTGCCAGTTGCTACGCTTGTAACTGTGCCCGCGTTGTTGCTTACATCAGCAAACGACAAAACTCCCGATCCGTTAGTTGTTAAAGCTTGGCCGTTTGATCCTGCGCTTGTTGGCAAGGTCAAAGTATATGTCGCGCCCGCCGAATGCGCTGGCGACTGTATAGTAACGCCGTGCGAGTTTGCTTCGCAGTTTAAAATAATGGCCGCGCTGTTGGTGTCGCCTTTGACTTCTAGCACGCCCGTGCCTTTAGGCGCTACTATGATATTGCCGTTGGCTGTCGTGGTCTTTATCTCGTTGGCTTGTGTGTCAAGGTCACCTGTAAGCTGTGCGCTTGCCGCCATCAATGCGCCTGCCGCTGCAACGTTTGTTGCGTCTGTTACGTCTGCGCTTGTTTCAATGCCTGCCAACTTTGTTGCATCGTCTGACGGATAAGTATTTTTTGCAGTGTTTGCAGCTACCGCACTTGCGTCCGTGTAACTAATCTTCGCAGTGTTTGCTGTAATCGCCGAGGCTTGCCCTGACGTAATGCCTGTCTTGGCAGTGTTGGCCGCTACTGCTGCGTCAAGGGCAATGTCTGCTAGTCTTGCTATCGTGCCTGAGCTTGTTGGTAAACTTAACGAGGCGTTCGCACCGCCTGAGTATCGCAGATAAGCGTAATGCGTGGCGCTCTTAATATGCAGTTGCGTGCCAACAGGTATGTTAAAAATAGCTTCGTTAGCTGATGTTGATCCGTCAATGTTTAGCGCGGTGTATGCTGTCGTTCCGCTGCCGTCTGTCGCTACTATAAAATCAATGTCTCCTGGACTAGTCTCTGTTATAAGTATTTCGCTTATGCCCGTCTTAAGTTTTGCCGTTGTTGCGCCTAACTCTAAAGCGCTGTTGGTATTTGCGCCATCGTTGATTGTAGTGCTTACCCCTGTCTTTAGATTGGTGTACAGCACATTCAAAAAGTCGACAGGCTCCCACTTGCCTGTTGTGCTGTTGTAATTTATTACGTCTTTGCTGCCTAAGCCTGTAAGGTTTACATCAATCAAAGCTGCTAACGATGTCACGCCGCCCGTACTATCAGCCGCTTGCCATTCCTGTTGTGCTGCTACGTACTTAATGAACTGGCCGTCACTTACGCCTGCAACATCAACGTCGCTTAAATCGCCAAGCTTTGCGCCTGTTACTGGCGTGCCTGCTGCAATAGTAATGTCATCGCGCTTAATTCTAAACGTGTAAGTCGTTACCTGTGAGTAACGGCGCGGATCGTATTCTATTTCAATGTCAACGTTGTTGAACTGTACCGATTCAACATTGACTCCGTTGTATGTGCCGCTAACGCGATCCAATGCACCGCGCACTTTGTCGGCTAAGTCGGCTGCACCGTTGTAGCTGTCAGAAAAGCAAATGATTTCCATGCGCACTTCATCTAACTTCGACGGGCCGTCGTGCGTGTCTTCAGGTGCAACGCCCTGCAATTGGTAAACAATAAACGGCGTGGCGGTTTCTTGCTCTGCAATCTCAGGAAATATGTTGGTGCTGACTATATCCGTCACAGCGGTTGTGCTGCTCAGAATACCATATACTGCTTTACCTACGTTCATCACTTATTCTTTTTACGTGCAACCTTTCTAATCTGAAAGTCATATTTCTTTTTCATCAAGGTATATGCCTTCGGTGCTGCTTCACTTATTGACTTAAAAAACACGCCTTTGTTTCTGTTGTTGCCCTTTATAAATTGGTCATCACCCTCTACAATATTTGCAAACCATGCGTCGGCGTCTTTTGGCGCTCTACGTCCTACACGCGGGCCAACCCAATATGTACTGTGTTGGTTGTCGATAAGCCACACCTTTATTGATCTGCGCATAGTGCCAGGCTTTATATCTAACTTTGCTTGCTTGCCTCTGCGTATGCGTATGGTTTCGCGTGCGTCTTGTATGTTAGACAACATCTCCTTTTTTATCTCACGGCCTGCCGCGCGATGTATTCGCTTCTGTACTTTCAAGTCAGATACCTCTTTGCGTAGAGCTTCAAACTGTTTAACCAGCGGCGTAGTATTGGCGTGTATGTGATCCTTAGCCATTACGTCCCTGATATTTGACAAAGCAAAACAAGCTGGTCATCGCGGCCTATTTCTTCAATGCCTTGAATGTTGTAATACTTAGAATCATAAAGTACGCGGTCATCGGCTTTCACGCCACGGCTAGCGGCGCTGCTTCGTATCTTAAACTTTACACGTTGCACAGGCATATCCTGATCTGTTACAATGCGCTCAGTCATGCCGATGCCGTTCTTCATCAGTTCTGCCCAAACGGTTATTAGCGTGCTATAAGTTTGCACGCGCTCGCCGTATGTGTTAGTGCTAGTGGTGTAACGTTGTATCGTTATCCTTCTATCGCTTTGTCCTATTCTCATCGGTCAGAAATTATGCGATACGGATTCAGTAAACTGTGAATCATGTTAGGCACTTCGCTGCTAATCGTGCCCACTACTACAATATTGCGGTTTTCATAATAGTGCGCCACCAATAATTTAACGGCGTGCAGCAATCCGTCTGGGATTTCGCCCTCTGCATATCCCAGCGTCATATTCACCTGGACGCCGTTGCTGATGTATTCGTAAACGCTTGGAGGTGATACGGTTGTAATGCGTGCAGGCTTGCGCTTTAAGTCGGCATAGTATTGATTGGTAGGCAAGGTGCTAGTCGTGCTTGCCGTTGGGTTGTATGTGATGCTGACAATAGAAGCAACAGGCCCAATTGGTATTTCCCACGTTCCATAAAAATCATCTAAGTACATGACAGCAGGCAAGTCACCCAGTTGCAGGTTGCAGTAATTCTGCACATATTCAATGGCGGCGCTTCGTAACGCTTCAATTAATGTGTCTTCGTCGCTGTGATCAACACGTAAAAAGGTCTTGAGGTCTGCCGTGCTTACAATGCTAGACTCAGATGCCGTGCCTGTAATTTCTAGGGTATAGTACATATGGCTAAAATAAGGACAAAAAAAAGAGGAAGCCGAAGCCTCCCCTTTTCTATTCAGTATTCAAATCCTACGAGTCAGCGCCCGAGATAGTTGCTTGTGCAAATACCATTGAACCAAGTGAACCTGAACGGCGCACCTTAGCATCGAAGAAAGTATCTACAACAATCTTCACTGTTCCAGCGCTAATGCCTGAGAACGGATCGACAGTTACGTCCAGGCCGCCCCAGTTCGCGTAGAACATATCTGTCCAATCTCCATAGTACAAAAAGCGTAGAGCATCACCGTTAGCGCCGAACGCTACTGCCGTGCCATCGCTCAAGAAATTATCGGCTGTCACAAGTGTTGCATCAACTGACGGTACTGATCCGCTTGACAAAACATTGTAACCAAACATCTGTCCGTTTTCAACCAAGGCGCTCACGTTAGAAACGTTTGATAATCCCATCAAAAAAGCAAAGTCAGACGGATGAGCAACAAACTGTGTGTTGTTCTCTGCACCGTTTGCGGTTATAGTGCTCCACAATGCACGCACGTCATCTGCATCAATTGCTGGAATGTCGTTTGTGCCTGTCTGCGCTCGCTTGACCATTTCACCAGTTTGACCAGCTAAAGCGGCTGCGCCTCCTACACCGTGAATTGCATTCAAAGCAATCTTATCCTGAACGTTTGCAATAGATCGTCCAAAGTCTGCTGCAATAACCTCGGCCATGTTGCCATTGGTTTGGTTGATAGCTTCCTTAGTTACAATCATTTGCTGGGCAATACGCTGTGGGCTGAGAGTCTGCTGACCCATCGCACCCGTGTTGCCTGTAATGCCTGCCGCTTCTGCTGGTTCTTCAGCCGCGTCAGTTGGTAGTGATGGCATCTTAATGTCACCAACAAACCCGT